GACTAAAACCGAAAACTTTCCTCCAAATATCCCCGCGGAGCATTTTTTGGGAGGGCCGCGATGCAGAGGGGGTGCCGAGCGCGCGGACCCCCTCCCCCCGTCTTCGATCGACGAGGCCGGATCAAAAATTTTTCTCAATCCGAGCTTGGCTCTGGAACTTTGATGAACATTCCAGTCACGTTCTCCCTCACTGCTTCTTCGATGGCTTGCTCGATTGCGAGGTCTTCGTCGGCCTCCGACAGTCCATCGCTCAGCCTTGTGATTCTAGCTAAGAACGATGAAGTGTTGTAACCAAGCAAACGATCATAAGCAAACCATTCATCAAAGTGAGTGAAAGGATTGAACGGATTGTCGACAGTTGACAACATGTGTTTGACATCTCTTGACATTTGTTCTTCTCCTTTCAACTAGAGAACGTCAGCGATCGTGCTCACTGACACACCAAGATGATCAGCTATCTCAGCTTGTGTGTAGCCAGCGGCTGCCATAGCCCGAGCACGGGAGGCACGGGCGTTTGTCATGGTTGGCTGGGTGCGGGGAGTAGCCAGCTCTTTGATGGTGTCGAGGTCCGCATTACGAAGGATCTCCTCCAGCTTGTGATTGCTGATGGCCCCGGCTTGAATAGCTTCCCATTCCCTGGGAGTCACCTCTACCTTGGTCTTGCTAGCACCCACTCTAACACGAGCCTCTGTGAGGGCTTGACCCTTGATCTTTTTGAGCTCCTCTTGTTCCATGTCTGGGGAGGCCGCCCTTTTAACACGCACCACTGAATTGGCTACGATCTGGGCCTGCCGTTCAAGGGGGGCGTTTCGGAGGGCGGTGTTCAACTTGGAGTTGAGGGAGGTAACTTCATCGGCATAGGCAGCCTTCGCCGATGGGGAATAGGGGGTGTTCTTGGTGGCCACCATCTCACGCCGGGCTTGGTTGGCCATGGTCTTGAGCCGGTTGCCGTGGTCCGCATAGATCTTCTCGATCGGGGTGCCAGACGACAGGGTGTGAAGGTCATCAGTCTCAGCCGCCCTTGAAGAGGGCTGGGTAACATTGACAGTCTCACCCCGCCGGTTCACGTAGCTCTGACCAGTCTCAACGAAGACTAGCTTGCCTGTCTTCGGATCGATTGGTCCACCCTCAGAGGCAGGGCGAGGCTTGCGGTCTGGCACGTGTACCTCAGACGTACTCCTTGAGATCAGAGTCGAGGCACCACCACGCTTGCTCGGCTGACCCTGCTTGTCTACCTGGTACTTCTCCTTCAGTGCAGGGATGCCGTTCTCTCGAGCCGACCTCTTGTAGTCCAGCTTGTGCTTCTTCGCATCGATCACCACCATCGAGTGACGAACCGCTCGAGCCAGCTCATCTGCCGATGCCTTGCGGATGGTCATGTCGGTGATCAGGTTGGAGACCTCACCCATCTGGATCTGTAGCGTCCTCTCTTTCATGGGTGGCATGCCCTCATAGCCTGCGTACTGTCCCTTTGCATCGAAGTTCTTGAGACCCTCCAACGCAGGAGCAGACTTGACACTACCTCGGTTGTTGGGGATGACCAACACGGTGTCACCATCGAAGTCAGCACCCGACAACCTCTCGGCTACTCGACTGTTGATGCCGACAGCATCCTGTGCCTGACCCAACATGGCCTTGGCATCCCTTTGCCTGTTGTTGACTGTTAGCTCGGGGATCTCGAAGATGCCACCATGAGGGTAACGAACCAGAGCGACTCGCTCACCGTCACGGAAAGAGGGTGCGTAGATCTCAGTGGACTTCAGTGAGTTGATGGGCAGGATCACCTTGTTCTCTTGTCGAGGCATAGCTGCTGCCTTGAGGTGTACTGCCGCACTGTCTGCACCATCAGCAAACGACTCAAGCAGACGCCGACGAACAGCAGGGTTGGTGAGACTTAGGATCTCATCCAACTCGTTCTGCCTACGCTCATAGGTCATGTTGAGTTGTGTCTTTGCAAGCACTGGGCTCTGCTTGGACAGCATCTGAGAAGCCAGACTTCTTGACCAGGTTCTCCAGTCACCCTCTTCGTTGATGACATTCATGACGCCGCGCTGCCCACCAGGCTTGATCACTGCACCGAAGGGGTTGTCTGCGTCATCGGTCAACGGCTTCATTGCATCTAGATCCGACTTGATCTTCGGGTCCGACTTGCTCTTGTTCGTGTTGAAGACNAGGTCAACACCAGCAGGCATGTTGGGGTTGTACATTGCCATGCCCTTGAGGAAGTGTGTGTCATCCACAGCGATGCGGACCTGAGCATAGTTGGAATCGCCCAGAGACACGTCCTCGACACCTGGCCTGACGTAGATCACACCGTCTGCCTCAGTGCCACCGTCCTCTGCATAGTTGACCTTGACACGACTCGAGTTGATAGAGGTGGGGGGTCTAATTCCAAACCAGGTACGCCCACCATCGTCGGAGTGCTCGGTGATCTGTCGGATCTTGTCCTGGTTCGCAAAGACCTCACTGTACTCCACGCCAGGCTCAGACAGAACAGTCACCGTTGTGAACTTACCGGTACCGAGCTGTTGAACCTTGACATAGTGGACCTTGTAGCCCTCTTCGCGAAGCTTGGTGATCGCAGTGTCCAGGCTGTTGCGATTGACATCCACGTGATGCTCGACACCAACACCCACATCGACAAGTCCTTTCTCAGCGACCTGTCTCTTGAGCATGTTGGCAGTAGCGTCCAGCTGATTCGCTTTGTCTTTCGCACCTGGTGCAAGCAGAGCACGGACCGACGACTCACCAGCGAGACCCATCCGTTCAGCGATTGCCTTGTTGGACCAACCTCGATCCTTGAGGCGCTGCGCTTGTGAGATGTCAGCCTGCTTGTTCTCGGTACGTGCAATGGTCTTGAGTTGACGGAACTCAGTGGAAGACATGTCGAAAGCCCGAGCGATCTCGGTGTCGCTCATGCCTTCGTTACGGAGCTTCACAATCTCACCGAGGAAGCTCTGGTTCCTCTGATAGGGGTTCTCTCCAGAGCCCCATGGGTACCGACCCGAACGTCGGGGTTGACCGATGTGCTCGAGATAGTCTTCCGAGTTGATGATCACGACAGTGCCTCCAGTCTTAGAGCTGTGATTCGCTTGTCGAAGGTGACGATTTTGTCCATGATGTGTGTGATCACATCGGGGTCGCCCTCAAAGATCTGGACCTCATCATTCTGGTAGATCCGGAGCTCGATCTCGATCTCGAATGGTTTGAACATGTACTCGAGACAGAAGAGGGCTGCGTACACCTCAAGCTGATGCACAGAACAGGGGGTAACACCAGTTTTTAGATCATGGATCCTGAGCTTGTTACGACGGAACGAGATGGTGTCGGCGGTCCCAAAGGCGTTGTCCGAATAGAACAGGACTTGCTCTGGGGTCATCCGGTAACCAATGGCGTCGTTCACATACAGGTGAAGAGTCTTGGCTGATCGAGGCATCTTAACACCAAGACGTATCGCAGACAAAGCGAAATCGTGCAGATCAGTACCACGCTGAGCAGCCATCCGAGCCGTGAAGGTCCGTTCAAGCTTCGCTTCGTCATAGTTGATCCAGTGGTATTTACTCGGACTAAGAAAGGCGTGCTGCCCTTCTAAATTCAAATGCTTGTTGAAGTTCATACATGACCTCGTTTTCGTTTTCGGGACAGATGAAGTCCGCGAAGGACATGTCGTTCAACAATCGCAGGTAGTATTCCTGGTTGGGTTGGAACGGAGATTCGAGAGAAGCCTTGACCTCGAGCATGGCCCACTTGTCCTCGAAGAGAATGAGGAGGTCTGGGATGCCTTGTCTGAGTGCGGTGTCATTCTTCAACACCATACACCCAGGGAACTGGCGTTTGAGACGCTCGATCACTTCCTTTTGGTATCGATTCTCTCTCATGTAGTCTCCGTTTCCCGCCAAACGAGGCAAAAAAGGAATGGCTTGTTTCCACCCCTTCTATTATAACCCACGATTGCGGTGCGGACTAATATCTGTTTACTCAATCAGCTCGAATTGTTGAAACGTGGGGAAGACGTAGGTCCTGTTGTGGATTGAGAGCTTGATGTCACGGACAAGAAGACCGTCTTGGATAGCCGGATCCCACAGTGTGTGAAACTCCTCTCCAGTTTTGACGTTTCGAACAGGACGGTCAGATCCCGGGATCTCCTCGTGGAACTGTTTGTTGTACTTGATGGCGAACCACCTGGGCCTCCACACCAGGTTTGCTGCATGATTGTCAGTACGGTCGCCATTTAGATTGACGGGGGTTGTGTAGGCAGCATTGGGGGGCGGGTCCAAGAAAGCGAGAGCGACTAGCAACGGGACACTGCGTCTACGCTGCTGGCAGTTGAACTGGAAACCCGCCATGACAACACCGCTCTGGTTCTGATGCGTACTCAAAATATAGCCGGTGTCCTTGTTACGAACCCGACCATAGTCTGAGACTTCGTAGTTGGGGAACTCGGTTACGGTAGCCCATCGCTCCATCGGCGACTCCTTTGCCAAGATTTTGTGGGGAAAGAACTTTATGTGGGGGACCTGAATATCTGTGTGGTATACAGATATTATACTTTCCCGCGTAGAGAAAGTATAGGGTTTTTTCTTGGCAAGGGTATACAGATATTATGTCCAAAAAACCAATATCTGTCCTGCCACGTGTCCTTTCATACCCTCTCATAGCCCGAAATCAGACTCGTTGAAATTCTTCTTGTTGGTCAACGACTTACTGATCGCTAAATCGATGACTGATTTGGACTTCAGCACGTAGTAGTTCAAGTCGCTGAAGGGGGT